CAATATAGGCAACCCCCCGTCAAGGGGACCCAAACCACCTTGCACCTCCTCAAAAAATTGCGCTACACTCCGCCCATCACCGTCCACCGGTTGCCACATGCACACACCCGAGATCGAGACCGACATCCCGTTGGCCGACTACCCCCCGACATTCGAGGACCTGCGGTCCCGGGTCGACGCTGCCTTTGCCGCGCTCACCACTCTGGGGTACGACGTCGAGGTCACCGATGCCGACATCACGGCAGCGCGGGAAGTGGCCACGGGCGCCAAGCGCCCCTCCGACATCCTGCTGTCCTCCCCGGGCACAGTGGTGCACCTCAAGGCCATCCTGAGCGAGTACGACAAGGCCGTGGTCGAGTCCTCGGCCCAGATCCGCACCTACGTCACCAACAAGCTGATCGTCGAGTCCACCAACCCCGACCCGCGCATCCGCATCAAGGCCCTGGAGATGCTGGGCAAGATCAGCGACGTCGGGCTGTTCACGGAGAAGACCGAGATCACCATGCGGCACCGGCCGACGGAGGAGCTCGAGCAGCTGCTGCGTGAGCGCCTGATGAAGACCATCGAGGCCGAACCGGTTGTGCGCCCCGCGTACGAAGACCCTGCGGCCCCCCACGCGCTGGACACCAGCCTGCTGGACACCCTTGGCCCCCTGGACGACGCAGACGATGGCCCTGCCAATCTCGCCAGCTGAGATCGACGCGCTGCTCGCGCGCATGACCCCCGAGAAAATGGCCGAGACCCTGGCCATGCTGGAGGAGCTCGACACCCGCAAGCGGCTCGCCGCGGCGCGCGAGGACTTCCTGGCCTTCATCGCCCTGCTCGACAGCACCTACAAGTTCGGCACCCACCTCAAACGCCTGGGCCGGCTGCTGATGGACGTGGAGGCAGACACCAAAGACCGGGTTGCCGTGTCGATGGCCCCGCGTTTTGGTAAGTCCCAGATGATCTCGGTGCTCTACCCGGCGTGGTACCTGGGCCGGCACCCCGACCACAAGGTGATCGTGGCCTCGCACACTGCCGATCTGGCCGTGGACATGGCCCGAAAAGTGCGGAACCTGATGCAGACGGCCGAATACCGCAAGATTTTCCCCGATGTGAGCATCGCAGGCGACGCGAAAGCGGCCGGAAAGTGGAACACGAACAAGGGCGGCGAGTATTACGCCGTCGGCGTGGGCGGTGCCCTGGCCGGTCGTGGCGGTCACCTGATCATTGTGGACGATCCGCTGTCCGAACAGGACATCAAAAACGGCAATTTCGCCCAATTGGAAGTGGTTTACGAGTGGTTCCGCACCGGTTTGCGCACTCGTCTCATGCCCAACGGCAAAATCGTCGTTTTGCACACGCGCTGGCACATGCGCGACCTGATCGGGCGCCTTATCAAGGACGGCGCCCTCAATTCGGACACTGATCAGTACGAAATGTTCGAATTTCCGGCCATTTTGGGCGAGGATTCGGACAATCCGAAGTCGCTGTGGCCCGAACAGTGGTCTCTGGAGTCCCTGCTGCGCACGAAAGCATCGATGCCGTTGTGGCAATGGAACGCACAGTACATGCAGAACCCCACTGCTGCCGAAAGTGCGATGATCAAGCGCGAGTGGATTCAGTGGTGGCCCCACGAAAACCCTCCAGACGTCGAATTTATCGTGCAGGGCTGGGACACGGCCCTGACCGCCAAGCAGCGCTCCGACTGGTCTGTGTGCCACACCTGGGGGGTGTGGACAACCGAGGAGGGGGAGACCCATGCGATCCTGCTGAACTCGGCCAAGGGCAAGTGGGAGTTCCCCGAGCTCAAACAGGCCGCGTTCGAGCAGTACAACATGTGGCAGCCCGACGCCCTGGTGATCGAGACCAAGGCCAGTGGCCAGCCGCTGGTCGACGAGCTGCGCCGCTCGGGGATCTTCGTGACCGAGTTCAGCCCGGGCAAGGGCAACGACAAGGTCGCGCGGGTCAACTCGGTGGCCGACATGTTCAGCGCCGGGCATGTGTGGTTCCCCGAGACCTCGTGGGCCCAGGCCACCGTCGAGGAGATCGTGAGCTTCCCGGTGGGCGAGCACGACGACGAGTGCCTCGTGGCGGGCACACGCATCACCATGGCAGACGGCACCGAGCGGCCGATCGAGCAGGTGAAGGTAGGGGACTTCGTTGCAACCCCTTTTGGGCCCCGCGAGGTGACTTACGCGGCCTGCACGGGGGTACACCCTGTCCGCACCGTGGCGGGGTTGACCGGTACTGAGAACCACCCGGTGGCCACCGCGAGAGGGTGGGTACCCTTGTGGCAGCTTACCCCGGAGGATGATATACTTACTGTATCTACAGTTAAGGAGTCATCATGGCTTTTCCCCGCATCCCAGGAATTCGCGTCGAGTCCGTCGTGTTCAACGGGTACAAATACAACCGGTACCCAGATTCCCCTAGCAAGCCCCATCGGGTGTATTTCACTCGAACGGGCGGGCAATCGCTGCATCGCGCCATATGGGAAGCGGCCCACGGGCCCGTACCTCCTGGCTACCATGTCCATCACTTGGATGGAAACCCCGACAACAACACCCTCGACAACCTCGCCTGTGTGTCTAAGCAAGAGCACGCCGCGGAGCATGCCGACGCGCGCCGGGAGCTTGGGAGATCTCCTGCGCATCAAGAGCACCTACGACAGGTGCGCGAAGCCGCCGCACTGTGGCATAAGTCCGACGAGGGGCGGGCTTGGCACCGAGAGCACGCCAAGCGAACCCTCGACGCCGCCCGCGCCGCCCGTAAGCACTCCGTGCAACGCCCCTGCCGATGCACGGAGTGCGGAGGCACGTTTCTTGCGCGCTCTCCCAAGGCCAAGCACTGCAGCCCAAAATGCCAGCAGGCGCGAAACGCCCGCGTTGCTAAGGCCGCATCCCTCGCCCAACGTATTGGCTACACCTGCGCCCATTGCGGTGGCGTATTTACCGCCGCAACCACAGCGCAAAAATTCTGTGGGCCCCAGTGCAAAAACGCCTACGGAAACGCTAGAAAGCGCGCTCGTATACAACTTGAGCGTGGCGGAGGTTGAGTGCTACTTCGCCAATGGGGTTTTGGTACACAACTGTGACGCCATGACACTGTGCCTGCGCCGCGTCCGAACCGGCGGACTGTTGCGGCTCTCGACAGACCAGGAGGATAATGAGGCCTTCACGCGGTCGCGTCGCCGACGGGCCTATTATTGAGGATTGACCCATGATTGACAAAAGCGTCTACTCCGCCCCCACCGGGCTCGCACCCGAGGGCGCCGAGCTCGAGATCGAGATCGTAAATCCAGACCTCGTCACGCTCGACGACGGCAGCGTGGAGATCACCCTGGAGCCGGGCGGGGAGGACGACGACTCGGAGGTCGGGTTCGACGCGAACCTTGCGGCGCACATCGACGAGGGGGTGCTCGCTGAGCTGGCCTCGGAGCTGGTCTCCCTGGTGGAGGCAGACATCAACAGCCGCAAGGACTGGGCCGACACCTACGTCAAGGGGCTGGAGGTGCTGGGTCTCAAGTACGAGGAGCGCACCGAGCCCTGGCAGGACGCCTGCGGCGTGTACTCCACCGTGCTGGCCGAGGCGGCGATCCGCTTCCAGGCCGAGACCATGAGCGAGACGTTCCCGGCCGCCGGCCCGGTCAAGACCAAGATCCTGGGCAAAGAAACCCGCGAGAAGGTCGAGGCGGCCACCCGCGTGCGCGAGGACATGAACTACCAGCTCACCGAGACCATGGTGGAGTACCGCCCGGAGCACGAGCGCATGCTCTACTCCCTGGGCCTCGCCGGTTCGGCGTTCAAGAAGGTCTACGAGGACCCCACCATGGGCCGCCAGACCGCGGTGTACATCCCGGCCGAGGACGTCATCGTGCCCTACGGCGCGTCCAACATCGAGTCGGCCGAGCGCGTCACCCACATCATGCGCAAGACCAAGAACGAGATGCTGCGCCTGCAGGCCAGCGGGTTCTACGTCGAGTGCGACCTGGGCGACCCCCTCACGTTCCACAGCGACATCGAGAAGAAAAAGGCCGAAGAGGGCGGCTACTCGCTGACCGACGACGACCGCTACTGCGTCTACGAGATCCACGCCAACCTGATCATCGAAGGCCTGGACGAAGAGGACGAGGGAGCGCACCTGCCCAAGCCCTATGTGGTGACCATCGACCGCGGCACGAACACCGTGCTGGCCCTGCGCCGCAACTGGCATGAAGACGACGAGCTCATGGCCAAGCGCAACCACTTCGTGCACTACGTCTACGTGCCGGGGTTCGGGTTCTACGGCCTGGGCCTGATCCACATCATCGGTGGCTACGCGCGCGCCGGCACAAGCCTGATCCGCCAGCTGGTCGACGCCGGCACGCTGAGCAACCTGCCCGGCGGCCTGAAGTCCCGTGGCATGCGGATCAAGGGCGACGACACCCCCATCTCCCCGGGCGAGTTCCGCGACGTGGACATCCCCTCGGGCACGGTGCGCGACAACATCATGCCCCTGCCGTACAAAGAGCCGAGCCAGACCCTGCTGGCCCTGCTCAACCAGATCACGGAAGAGGGTCGTCGCCTGGGCGCCATCAGCGACATGAACATCAGCGACATGTCGGCGCAGGCCCCGGTGGGCACCACCCTGGCCCTGCTGGAGCGCACGCTCAAGCCCATGGCCGCGGTCCAGGCGCGCGTGCACTACGCGATGAAGCTCGAGTTCAAGCTGCTCAAGGCGCTGATCGCGGCCAACGCCCCCGAGGCGTACGACTACGAGCCCGACGTGGGCCCGGCGCGCGCCCGGCGCGCGGACTACGAGATGGTCGAGGTCATCCCGGTCAGCGACCCCAACAGCTCGACCATGGCCCAGCGCGTGGTCCAGTACCAAGCGGTGATCCAGCTGTCGCAGACCGCGCCGCAGATTTACGACCTCCCGCAGCTGCACCGGCAGATGATCGAGGTGCTCGGCGTGAAGAACGCCGACAAACTCGTGCCCATCGACGACGACATGAAGCCGCGCGATCCGGTCTCGGAGAACATGGCGTTCCTCAACGGCAAGCCAACCAAGGCGTTCATCTACCAGGACCACGATGCCCACATCGCGGTGCACACCGCGCTGCTCCAGGACCCGCTGGTCATGGCGCAGGTCGGCCAGAACCCCCAGGCCCAGAAGATGATGGGCGAGATCATGGCCCACATCAGCGAGCACTTGGCGTTCGCCTACCGCCGCAAGATCGAGGAGCAGCTGGGCGTGCCCCTGCCGCCGCCCGACGAGGAGCTGCCGGAGGAGGTCGAGGTCAACCTCTCGCGCATGGTGGCCCAGGCCGCGCAGCAGGTCCTGCAGCAGAGCAAAGGACAGGCCGCCCAGCAGCAGGCGCAGCAGGCGGCGCAGGACCCGATGGTCCAGATCCAGCAGGCCGAGCTGCAGCTCAAGCAAGCCGAGATCCAGCGCAAGCAGCAGAAGGACATGGCCGACGCCCAGCTCAAGGCCGCCAAGCTGGCCCTGGACCAGCGCAAACAGGTCGCCGACGAAGAGCTGCGCGAGCAGAGCAACGTGGTCGACGCGTACCGGGCGGGCGTCATGGGCCGCTCGGCCGACGCACAGCTGCTGCGCGAGGACCGCGAGTCCGCCATGGAGGTCGCGCGCGCCCTCCAGGAGCGCAACACCAACAACGCCCTGGGCGAGTCCGGCCGACCCGACACAGGAGCTGCTGAATGAAGACGGTGCTCGACGTTTTGAATGATCGCATCCAGCAGCAGCTGGATGCTGCAACAACTACGCTGGTCGGCGGCGCGTCCGCCGATTTCGCAGCGTATAAAGAATTGTGCGGCCTGATTCGAGGTCTAAGGACTGCACAAATGGAACTGCAAGACCTCGCGAAAAATCTGAGAGAAAACGATGACTGAAACCACCACGCCTATTTCCGACGACCAGTTCGAAGCCAAACTGCCCCAGCCTGTTGGCTACCGCGTCCTGATCGCCCTCCCGGCCATCGACGACACGTTCGCCTCTGGCCTGCTCAAAGCGGATGTCACCAAGCACCAGGAGGCCATCCTGTCGATGGTCGGGTTGGTGTTGGACATGGGCGCCCAGGCGTATGCGGACAAGGACCGGTTCCCCACCGGCCCCTGGTGCAAGTTCGGCGACTACGTGATGTTCCGCTCGAACTCGGGCACGCGCTTCAAGTTCAACGGTGTGGAGTACCGCCTGCTGAATGACGACTCGATCGAGGCCGTCGTTGCGGACCCGCGCGCCATCAGCCGCGCATAAGGAGACGCCCATGTCCATGGAAAAGATGGAGTTCAAGTTCCCCAACCCGGACGCCCCGGGCGGGGAGGAGGCCGTGGTGGTTGAGGTGGAAGGCGCCGACGCAGGTGAGAAGCCCGCGGCCGAGGCTGCCCCGGCCGCCGCGCCGGCCGCCCGCGCAGACGCCGCTGACGACGCCGATGGCGATGACGTCAGCCTGGAGATCGTCGACGACACCCCCGAAGCGGACCGCGGCCGTACCCCGGCCGCCCCGCCGGAGGAGGTCACCGACGACGAGCTGCAGCACTACTCGGAGAAGGCGCGCAACCGCATCAAGCACTTCACCCGCGGCTACCACGACGAGCGCCGCGCCAAGGAAGAGGCCATCCGCCAGCGCGAGGAGGCGATCCGCGCCGCCCAGGTGCTCAAGGAAGAGGCCGATCGCGCACGCGAGGACGCCGCCAAAGCTCAGGAGGCGCTGGTCACCCAGGCCAAGCGCGCAGCTGAGCTTGAATTGGCGCAGCTCAAGGGCGAGTACACCCGCGCATACGAGGCCGGAGACCCGGCGGCTATTGCAGAAGTGCAACAGAAGCTGACGGCTGCGACCATGCGAATGGAGCGGTTGGCCAACTTTAAGCCCGCACCTTTACAAGCGCCGAAATCTGAGGTACAAATACCCCAACCCGCCCCAGCGCCGGCTGTGGACCGCAAAGCGGAGGCTTGGAAACAGGCCAACACTTGGTTCGGCACCGATGAAGAGATGACCGCCTTCGCGCTGGGACTGCACAACAAGTTGGTCGGCCAAGGGGTAGACCCCCAAAGCGATACCTACTACGCGCGAATCAACGCCCGTATGCGAGAAGTGTTCCCCTCGGCATTTGCCGAAAAACCAGCTGAGCCCGCGCCGCGCGCTAAACCCAGCGCCGTGGTGGCCCCCGCGACCCGAAGCACTGCCCCCAAAAAGATCGTGCTGACCCAGTCACAAGTGGCTATTGCCAAACGCTTGGGCGTTCCGCTGGAAGCCTACGCCAAACAGGTTGCAATCGAAATGAGGAAATCGAATGTCTGAAAACCGCACACCCCGCGAACTGCAAACCCGAGATCGCACTGCCCGCAAGCGCGCATGGCAGCGGCCGGAACTTTTGCCGTCTCCCAACCCGGAGCCCGGCTATGAGTTCCGCTGGATTCGGCTCAGCACCATGGGCGAAGCGGACCCGACAAACGTTTCCGCCAAACTTCGCGAAGGCTGGGAGCCCGTCAAGGCTTCGGACCATCCCGAGGTGTTTGCCATGGAGGCGGACAATCCGCGCTTCAAGGACAACATCCTCGTCGGCGGTCTGATGCTCTGCAAAGCCCCCGTCGAAATGGTCCAGGAACGCAACGAGTACTACCGCGAGCAAGCGGAAGCGCAGATGACGTCCGTGGACCACAACTTCATGCGCGAGAACGACGCCCGCATGCCGCTCTTCCGGGAGCGACAGACCAAGGTGACGTTCGGACGCGGTAATTAACCCAGAGGAGTTATCCATGGCTTCGACCGCTTCTCCCTACGGGCTCCGCCCCGTGAATCGTGTGGACGGCTTGCCGTACGCCGGTGCTGTTCAGGAGTTCCTGATCAACCCGGCCGGCACCGCCACCAACATCTTCAACGGCTCCATCGTGGCCCTCGACACCAACGGTTACGTGGTGCTGATGACCGCTACCGGCGCTGACGGTACTACCAACGCCTTCCCCGCCGGCACCATCGGCGTGTTCGTGGGCTGCGAGTACTTCAACGCCCAGGGCCAGTTGATCTTCAGCCAGTACTACCCCTCCGGCACGACCGGCGTGGTGAAGGCGAAGGTCGTGACCGACCCGAACGTGGTGTTCCAGGCCCAGCTCGACGGCTCCGGCGCGCAGGCTGTGCTCGGCGCCAACACCTTCCTGGCGGCAGCCCAGAGCACCAGCACTGGCAGCACCCAGACCGGCAACAGCACTGTGGCCCTCGACGCCACCGTGCAGACCGCCGCTGCGGCTTTCCGCATCGTTGGCTTTGCCTCGACCCCCGGCGACGCGTTCACCGACGTGCTCGTGAAGTTCAACCCCGGCCAGCATTCGTACACGAATGCCGTCGGTATCTGAGGAGGCTGAACCATGGCTATCTCTCGTGCCCAACTACGCAAAGAACTGCTGCCCGGCCTGAACGCTCTGTTCGGCCTGGAGTACGCCAAGTACGGCGAAGAGCACAAGGAAATCTTCGAGACCGAGACCTCCGAGCGCTCGTTCGAGGAAGAGACCAAGCTCTCCGGCTTTGGCACCGCTCCGGTGAAGGCTGAAGGCGCCGCCATCGCGTACGACAACGCGCAGGAAGCCTGGACGGCTCGCTACACCCACGAAACCATCGCGATGGGCTTCTCGATCACCGAAGAGGCGATCGAGGACAACCTGTACGACTCGCTCTCGAGCCGATACACCAAAGCGCTGGCCCGTGCCATGGCCTACACCAAGCAGGTGAAGGCCGCTGCGATCCTGAACCAGGGCTTCGCTGGTGGCCCCACCTACGGTGACGGCAAGACCCTGTTCGCGACCGACCACCCGCTGGTTGGCGGCGGCGTCAACAGCAACCGCCCGACCGTGGGCGCGGATCTGAACGAGACTTCCCTGGAAGCCGCCGTGATCCAGATCGCTGCTTGGACCGACGAACGCGGCCTGCTGATCGCTGCCAAGCCCAAAAAGCTGGTGGTGCCCCCGAGCCTGATGTTCGTCGCGACCCGCCTGCTCAAGACCGAGCAGCGCGTGGCCACCGCCGACAACGACATCAACGCCCTGAAGTCGATGGGTGCGATTCCCGGTGGATACACCGTGAACCACTACCTGACCGACACCAACGGCTGGTTCCTGCTGACCGACGTGCCCAACGGCCTGAAGCACTTCGTCCGTACGCCGATGCAAACCGGAATGGACGCTGACTTCGATACCGGCAACAGCCGGTACAAGGCCCGCGAACGCTATTCCTTCGGCGTCAGCGACCCGTTGGGTGTCTGGGGGTCGCCCGGCGCTTGATACGAAAGTATCTAAAAAAGGCCCTTCGGGGCCTTTTTTATTGTCCGCTTGCGGCCTGGGGCCAGAATAGGTACATTACCTGTTACTAAATCTCTGGAGCCGCACATGGACGTATTGAACCTGCCCAAGACCCGCGCTGAAGCAAAAGCCCTTGGGGCCAAGTATTACTTCACAGGGGAGCCCTGCAAGCACGGGCACATCGCGCCTCGCAAGACCAAAGGGGCGTGCGTGGAGTGCCTGAAGGAAGAATGGCGCCGCGGGGCAGAGACCCGAGCTGAGTATTTTGCGGCGTACAACCGCCGCACGGAGGTCGTAGAGCGCAAGCACGACTGGTACATGGAGAACCGTGACGCCGTAGTAGCCCGCGCACAAACCACCCCCCAGGAGTTGAAGCGGCAGTACCGGAAGGCGTGGGAGCGCCGAAACGCAGACGCGATCCGCGCGAACAACAAAGTGCGCCGCCGCAAGCACCGGCAGGCCACTCCGGCGTGGCTCACACGGATGCAGAAGTCGGAGATACGCGCGCTGTATCAGGCCGCCATTGTGTCCAGCCGGGCTACAGGGGAGGCGTACGTTGTCGACCACATCTACCCCCTGCGGTCCGATGTTGTGTGCGGGCTGCATGTCCCGTGGAATTTGCGCATCACGACGCAGCGGGAGAACCTGGAGAAGTCCAACAAACTGCCGAGCGACGACGAAGCGCTTGCGTTCCCAACCCCCCGAGTGATATAGTGGGCGCACTCCGGGAACATCCGGTGTTGCTGACGGTCCCGGCCGACGACATGCAGACAGCAGCACGTAACTCGCATGTGAGGAACCACCATGTCTCGCACCAGCTTCTCTGGCCCGGTCGCCTCGGCCAACGGCTTCATCGGCGCCCTCGAAGGCGCTGTCAAACTCCCCACCTACACCGTCGCCTCGGCACCCTCCGCGGCTGGCCTGACCGGCACGATCATCTTCGTGTCGAACGGCTTGGCCGGCGCCCCGTGCGTTGCGGTGTCCGACGGTACCAACTGGATCAGCCCGGCCGGCACCACGATCGCCGCGGCCTGATAGGGGTTTGCCATGACGTTCAAATTCGTTCCCGCCTCGCCGGAAGAACTGGCGCGTCGTGGCGTAAAGCCCGCTGCCGACGCGCAGCCGCCGGCCCCCCAGCCCGCCCCTGCCGCGCGCCGCCGTGCGCGCGCTTCGCGCGGCCAGTTTGCGGGGGACAACCCCGCCACGCCGGGCGTCAACGAGGCCTGGGCTGCTGACGCTCAGTCCGAGGAGTAATTATGGGTATGCAAACCGATGTCGTCGCCAGCGGCGTACAGACCTCAACCGGCCAGCTGCAGACCGCGGCCGGCACAGGCGCGCTTGCGCGCGCTCGGGTCAAGTCCATCCTGATCATCCCCGCGGCCGGCGCCGGCACGGTGGTGTTCCGCGACGGCGGAGCCAGCGGCCCTGTCAAGATGACGGTGCCCACCCTGGCGGCCTCCACGAGCGCCAGCTACACGCTGCTCCCGGGTGAGGGTGTCCTGTTCCAGAACGACGTCCACGTCACGCTGACGGGCGTCACCTCCGTGATGGTGTTCTATGCCTAAGACCCCAGCCTGGACCCGCAAGGAAGGCAAGGACCCCAAGGGCGGCCTCAACGCCAAGGGCCGCGCGTCGGCCAAGGCGCAGGGCATGAACCTGAAGCCGCCGGCTCCGAAGCCGAAGACCCCCAAAGACGCCGCGCGGCGCAAATCGTTCTGTGCCCGCATGGGCGGAATGCCGGGGCCCATGAAAGACGAGAAGGGCAAGCCCACCCGCAAGGCGCTGTCCCTGAAGGCTTGGAACTGCTGAAGGGGCGAGGATGACTGTGCAGGAATTGTTGCTTGGGGCTTTGTACATCGGGGGTGCGATTGTGGGTTGGTTTTTGAAAGACGCCATCGACAGCGCCAAGAACACGAAAGACGCTCTGGCCGACTTCAAGACCGAAGTGGCCAAGGAATACGTGCCGCGAAACGACATGCGAGAGCTCCAGGTCGAGGTCGGCCGACGGTTTGACCGCCTCGAAGAGAAGCTCGACCGGTTGGTGGAGCGCAACCATGCCCAGTAAGACCCCGGCGCAAGCCCGGTTCATGCAAGCTGTGGCGAACAGCCCCAAATTCGCCAAGAAGGTGAAGGTCCCGGCCAAGGTCGGGAAAGAGTTCGTAGCGGCCGACAAGGCCAAACCCAAGGCGCGAAGGAGCCCGAAATGATGAACGAGATGAAAGCCATGAAGAAATCCGGCCGCGGCATGGCGAAGGCCGACATGCAGAAGCCCGCAGCCTACAAAAAGGGCGGCTCGGTGGGCAGCGCGTCGAAGCGCGCCGACGGCATCGCCAAAAAGGGCAAGACGAACACCAAGATGGTGGCGATGGCCCGCGGCGGCAGCTGCAAGTAAGGAGCCCTGGCATGGCGACCTCCGATTTTGGCCGCGCATTCGCGGCTGCACGCAAGGCCGGCAAGAAAGACTTCGAGCACGGCGGCAAGAAATTCAGCACCGAGACTCGGGAGGAGAAGTCCTCCCGCGTCGGCAAGGCCGTGTCTGACAAATCGGACGCCATGCGGGGCGCCTCGCGGGCGGCCACTGCCCCGGCAGCCAAAGCCGGTGCAGACAAGCGCCGCAAGGCCGCTGCAGACGCCAAGTTCGCCGCCAGCGTCGGCGACTACGTTCGCTCCCGCTCGGCGGAGCGCGACCGCAAAGAGAAGCTGGGGCTGGCCATGGACGTAGCCGGCGCGGCGCTCCCCGCTGCCAAGCTGGCCCAGGGGGCACGCGGGGCGCTTGCGGCGGCCAAAGCCGCCAGAGCCACCCCGTCGATCGGCCCTACCGGCGTGGCCCGCAAGGTCATGCCGTCGCGCCCTGTGACTCAAGTTGGGCGAAAGACTGGGGTGTCCAGCGACGCGCGCCGTAGCGCGGAGGGGTTCAGCCCGGACGAAGCCTTGAAGGCGATCGCCAAAAAGGCTCCGGCCAAGTCCGCTCCGGCCAAGTCCGCTCCGGCCAAGTCCGCTCCGGCCAAGTCCGCTCCGGCCAAGTCCACGCGGGCCAAAAAGCCGAGCAACCCTCCCCCTGCTGACGACTTCGGCGCGGGCATGCGCCGCGGCGGCAAGGTGGCCAAAAAGAGGTACATCTGATGATGGCCAGCCGCGGCATGGGTGACATCGCCAAGTCCAAGCGCCCGAAGGTTCTCCGGCGCAAGGACGGCGACAAGTTCGACCTCTACGCCAAGGGCGGCGAGGTCAAGTCTCGTGTGAACGAGGCTGGCAACTACACCCAGCCCGGCATGCGCAAGCGCCTGTTCGAGAAGATCAAGGCCGGCGCCAAGGGCGGCGACCCCGGCGAGTGGAGCGCGCGCAAGGCGCAGATGCTGGCGCGCGAGTACAAGGCAGCGGGCGGGGGCTACAAGTGAAAGCCCCGCAGCAGTCGCTCAAGGACTGGACGGCCCAGAAGTGGCGCACGTCTGACGGCAAGCCGAGCAAGGGCAAGAAACGCTACTTGCCCGACGCTGCCTGGAGCGCGCTGAGCCCCGGCGAGAAGGCCGCCACCAACCGCGCCAAGGCCGCAGGAAACGCCAAGGGCAAACAGTTCGTTGCGCAACCCAAAAAGGTCGCGAAGAAAGTCGCAAGGTACCGCTGATGGCCACGTCTGGCACCACGCTGTTCAACATGGAGTTCACCGACATCGCCGAAGAGGCGTGGGAGCGGGCCGGGCGCGAGATGCGCTCGGGCTACGACCTGCGCACGGCGCGGCGGTCGATGAACCTCATGACGATCGAGTGGCAAAACCGAGGCATCAATATGTGGACGATCGACGAGGGGTCGATCAACCTCGTCCAAGGGCAGGCCGAGTACGAGCTGCCGGCCGACACGATCGATCTGCTCGAGCACGTCATCCGTACCGGTGCAGGCAACGAGTCCACGCAGGCCGATCTGAACATCAGCCGAATCAGCGTCTCCACCTACTCGACCATCCCCAACAAGCTGACCCAGGGCCGCCCCATCCAGTTGTGGGTCGAGCGCCTGCGCGACGCGCCGAAGGTCACCGTGTGGCCGGTCCCCAACCAGAGCGACTTCTACGTGCTGCGGTACTGGCGCCTGCGGCGCATCGAGGACGCCGGCACCGGGGTGAACACCGCGGACGTTAACTTCCGCTTCCTGCCCTGCCTTGTGGCCGGGCTGGCGTACCACATTGCCATGAAGGTGCCGGAGCTCGCTGATCGCCTGCCCCTGCTCAAGGCCGAGTACGACCTGCAGTGGGACCTCGCGGCCGGCGAGGACCGCGAGAAGGCCCCGGTCCGCTTCGTGCCGCGCATCATGAGGGCTCGCTGATGGGCAACCGGTTCGCGTCCGACCGCATTGCCATCGCGATATGCGACGTCTGCGGATTTCGCTTCCGGCTCAAAGAGCTCAAGGAAGTGATCGTCAAGGCGCGCAAGACGAATATCCTGGCCTGCAATGAGTGCTGGGACCCTGATCACCCGCAGCTCATGCTTGGCACGTTCCCGGTGGATGACCCCCAGGCCCTGCGCAACCCGCGGCCGGACAGCACGCAGCTGGAGCCGAGCCGGGACATTCAGTGGGGCTGGAACCCGGTCGGCGGGGCGCGGTCGTTTGACGACGCACTCACCCCGAACACCTTGGTGGCCACGGGGCAAACTGGTACAGTTACGGTATTCACGACGTAAGGAGTCGACATGGCCACGAAGATGAAGCACGACGATGCCAAGATGGACAAGGCCGCGGTGAAGAGCGCCGTCCACAAGCACGAAAAATCCATGCACCCCGGCAAGCCGCTGACCAAGCTGGCCAAGGGCGGCGGCATCAAAATCCGCGGCACGGGCGCAGCCACCAAAGGGACACGCGCCCGCGGCCCGATGGCGTGAGGTCTGAATGAACTACGCGGGCGCTGGTTATGTTTACGCTATCACCAATACGGTGAATGGGCGGCAATATATCGGCAGCACCGTCAACTACAAGCAGCGTTGGGGCGACCATCGACGCATGCTTCGGCGGGATACGCATCATTCGTTTGTTTTACAGCGCGCGTGGAACAAATATGGCGAGGCCGCGTTCAAATTTGAATTGCTCGTCGTGTGCCCCAAAGAGCTCCGAGTGGAATACGAGAACCGGCTCATGGCCACGCGGACATATAACGTGCTCCGCACGGCGCGGGAGGCAATCGTACGCAGGGGGCGCCGTCATTCGGAGGCCACCAAATCAAAGATGTCCGCGGCACACAAAGGTAAGGTTTTCTCCGCGGAGTGGCGCGCGAATATGGCCGACGCCGCACGCCGACGAATGTACGACGCCGAGTTCAGCCGCAAAGCGAGCGAGCGGCAGCGCGGGGTTACTCCATCTGCGCAGACCCGGGCGCGCCTTTCCGCCGCGGTAACGGCCGCGAGAGCCGCGGAAGCCGCACACACCCGGGGTTTGGTGCATAAAATATACCTGAAAGCGGCGCAAGGCGGTAAAATTGGGGAACTCTGCGGAATCTACGGGATAACCACGACCACGTTCTACAAGCACTGCCGCGATCTCGGGCTGCCTAACTTGAAACAGAGGCTGAAAACATGACGACTTACGCTGAACTCTGCGTTCAGGCTTCAGAGATATGCGAGAACGAGTTCTCGCCGGATCAGCTCGCCATGTTTTTTCGAACCGCCGAGCAGAAGATCTACAACACCGTCCAGATCCCCGCGCTGCGCAAGAACGTCACCGGCACCATGACGGCCGGCAACAAGTACTTGGCCATCCCGACGGATTTCCTGTACGTGTTCTCCATGGCGGTGGTGGGCGCTGACGGCGCGTACGAGTTCTTGCTGGACAAGGACGTCAACTTCATCCGCGAGGCGTACCCGTTCCCTCTGGTGAGTGGCAAGCCCCGGCACTACGCCCTGTTCGACGCCAACAGCTTCATCCTGGGCCCGACGCCCGACGCGGCGTTCGAGGTCGAGCTGCACTACGGGTACTACCCGGAGTCCATCGTCACTGCAGGCACCACATGGCTCGGCGACGAGTTCGATTCGGCGCTCCTCAACGGCGCGCTGGTCGAGGCGATTCGCTTCATGAAGGGCGAGCAAGATATGGTCCAGCTCTACAGCGAGCTGTTCCTGCAGTCCATGTCCTTGCTCAAGAATCTCGGTGACGGGAAGCTGCGGCAGGACGCGTACCGATCCGGCCAGAACCGGGTCAAAGTTCAGTAATAGGAGGGCGCGTGAAATACGGTGTCGTGTACGTAGTGACAAATACCGAGACGGGCAAACAGTACGTTGGCTTGACTACGGTTGGACTTGCGCGGCGCTGGGCGAATCACGTGACTCACGCCAGGGCGCCAAAAACGCGCCTCCATAAAGCGATAGCCAAGTACGGGGCGGCGGCTTTTTGCGTGGCGGAATACGCCAGCGCGGTCAAAAAAGAACTCTTAGCCCAACTGGAAAAAGACGTTATCGTACAGCTCGCACCAGCGTACAATCAGACAAGCGGCGGCGAGGTTACGTTCGGTAGAAAGTACGACGACGCCACGAAGGAGCGTATTCGCCTAAGTAATACCGGCAAGAAACGCACCGCGGAGCAGCGCGAACGAAACCGGCAGCAAAAGTTGGCGTGGTTTGCACAACACCCGGAACGGCGGGGCGCCGTGGCAACTCAATTGGCCGAGGCTAGATCGCGGGTAGACGTGGAAAAGCGCAAAAAAGCCGCTGGCGACGCCGCCCGAAATAGGGTGTGGTCGGAGGAGTCCAGGGCCAAGCTACGCGCGGCGTGTATGGGGCGGCGGTATAGTGAGGAGGTCATTTCAAAGATGGCTGAGTCGAAAAAACGAAAAATTCGGTGCGATACCACGGGGGTGGTGTACTCTTGCAGAACCGAGGCTGCTGAACTGACGGGCGTATCTGAGCGCTCCATTCAGCGAGTTTGCGGCGGTAGGTACCCTTCCGTTAAAGGGTTAGAATTTTCTTACGTAAGGTGAGCTCATGATCACACAATCGCTTTGTTCCTCGTTCAAACAGCAGATCCTGCTGGGCGAGCACGACCTCGACACCGACGTGATCAAGATCGCCTTGTACACCTCGGCCGCCACCCTGGGGGACAGCACCACCGCGTACACCGCGACCAACGAAGTGGTCGGCACCGGGTACACCGCGGGCGGCAACACGCTGGCCGGCGCGACCGTGAGCCTGACCGGCACCACGGCGTTCGTGGACTTCTCGGACACCACCTGGAGCAACGCCACGATCACCGCGCGCGGCGCGCTGATCTACAACTCCAGCAAGTCCAACAAGGCCATTGCGGTGCTCGACTTCGGCGCGGACAAGACCTCCACTGCCGGCGACTTCACCGTGGTGTTCCCGGCCAACGACGCGACGAACGCTATCGTCCGCATCGCGTAAGGTAGCCGCGTGTGGCTTCGTCTGTTGAATACGGAGGATGGGGCTCAGTCCCGTGGGGTGAGGGCTCCTGGGGGCTCAACCTCACCAAGGTATTCGTAGACGGGGCCCAGGCTGCCGGTGCCGTCGGCACGCTGACGGTCCGAGCAGGCGCGAAGGCTTACCCGACGGGGGTCCAGGCCGCTGGTACAGTCGGGACCGTGACGGTCCGGGCCAAGGCTACGGCTCCACTCACAGGCGTCCAAGCCACGGGCGCGGTCGGGACCGTGACGGTCCGGGCCAAGGCTACGGTTCCGCTCACGGGGGTCCAGGCCGCTGGTGCAGTCGGCACGCTGACTGTCCGCGCAGGCGCGAAGGCCTACCCGACGGGGGTCCAGGCCGCTGGTGCAGTCGGCACGCTGACGGTCCGCGCAGGCGCGAAGGCCTACCCGACGGGGGTCCAGGCCGCTGGCGCAGTCGGGACTGTAGCGGTCACTGGCACGGCAACGGTTCCGCTCACAGGCGTCCAAGCCACGGGCGCGGTCGGGTTTGCGGCGGTAACCGCCGCGGCGGTTGTTCCCGTCACTGGCGTCGAAGCGCAGACCCAACTGGGCTCCGTTGTGGCCACTGCCGGGGCCCAGGTGTACCCGCTGGGCGTGGCCGCCCAAGGGCAGACCGGGGCGCTTGACGCCACCGGCACCGCGGTCGTTCCGCTCACCGGGGTCGTTGCCCAGGCGCAGCTTGGCGATGTCGAGGTGTTCCTCTCGATCCAGATCCTGGTCGAGGGGGTTCAGGCGCAGACCCAGCTCGGCAGCGTAGCGGTGACGGCCGGGGCCCAGGTGTACCCTGCGGGGGTGCAAGCGACGGGCTACGCGGGCTTCGCGCTCGTCTGGGGCCAGATAGATGACAACCAGACGCCGGACTGGCAGAATGTAGGGGGTTCGCCGGCCACTATGTGGACCCCGGTTGCAGATTCACAAAATCCCGATTGGCAGCGCATCGCTGCGTAGAGGTAACACATGGCGAGCAGCTACACCCCCCTCCTCCGTTTGACCCTGCCGACTACCGGCGAGCTTCAGGGCACTTGGGGCGACACCGTCAACAACGGCATCACTTCGCTGACCGAGGCCGCGATCGCGGGGACCGCGGCGATCGTGATGTCTGACGCCAACCACACGCTGACGGTGGCCAACGGCGCGACCGACGAGGCGCGGCGCATGTTCGTGACCCTGACCGGTGCGTTGACCGCCACGCGCAACGTCATCTGCCCGGCTGTGAGCAAGATGTACGTGGTGCGCAACAACACCACGGGCGGCCAGTCGATCGTGTTCAAGACCTCCGCGGGCACCGGGATCACGGTGGCCAACGGCCAATCCGCGCTGCTGTACTGCGACGGCACCAACGTGGTCGAGGCGTTCAGTGCGTTCGGGGGCAACGCGGCCACCGCCACTGCACTGCAGACCACCCGCACGCTGTGGGGCCAGAACTTCAACGGAACGGCCAACGTGACCGGCAACCTGAGCTCGGTCGGCAACATCACGGGCACCGCCAGCGTCACGATCACCGCGACCAACGGCAGCCTAGGGCTCGCCGCCACAGGCACGGGCAACCCAATCCAACTCTTGACCAACAGCATCGAGCGCATGCGCATCGACAGCGCGGGCAACGTGGGCATCGGGACGACCTTGGCTGCTTCGCCGGGGTTGGCCCTCGCAGACAGCCTGAACATTAATTTTGCGGAAGTTGCCGGCGCAAGCTACGCCAACATCTTCCGACAAGCAAACTCTGCGGATTTGGTTCTTGGTAGTGGGGTTCGGTACTCGTCCACCGCCAATAGTTTCGCCAGCTCTATCGGCGCGGCCTGGGCGCGCACCGCCATCAGCGTCGGCTACGGGGCTATAAAGTTCCTCACCGCTCCAGAAGCCGCCATCTCCCCAGGCGCCTCCGCAACACTGAACGAACACATGCGCATCGACAGCGCGGGTAAAGTGGGGATTGGGACGAGTTCGCCTGCTACAAAGTTGGATGTAAATGGTGACGGCACATTCCGCAATGGCAACGGTGTGATTGTTGGCACGGTATCAAATGCGGCAGGCTGGTTTGATTTTGGCGGTAGCAGTAACGTAAGCGGCGCACAAATGTCGCACGTTAATACGCTGCGATTCTTGACAGCCTCTACAGAGCGTATGCGCCTCGACTCCTCCGGCAACCTCGGCTTGGGGGTGACGCCGAGTGGTTGGGCGAGCGCATCAAAAGCGTTCCAGATAAAAGGCACAGGGTCTTCTATTGATGGGGCTATTTCTGCCGGAAACGGCACAAACGCGCTAGTGGTTAGCAACAATGCTTACTACAACGCGGGATGGAAATACGTTTTTTCAGGTTCACATCCAGCAGGTCGGTATGACATAGACACCGGCACTCATGCTTGGTACACCGCCCCCTCCGGCACCGCAGGCAATCCCATCTCCTTCACCCAAGCGATGACGCTGGACGCGAGCGGGAATTTGGGTATTGGGACGAGTTCGCCGACATCCCCCATTCATGTACAGCGTTCCAATGATGGGGTGATAGGAACTTTCCGAGGGACATCAAGCGCGCAATTATTGTTGAGTGTTTCTGGCGGTAACCTAATTTACGATGCGTCCAACGGAAATGCAACACACGTTTGGCGAGCCAACAACACAGAGCGTGCGCGTATCGACGCCAATGGGCGTTTCTTGATTGGCACGACGAACAGTATTGACGGACGTCTGTCCGTCGTGGCAGACACTGGAAACTCTGGGTGCATTGCAACAGGTAATAATGGGCTTCCGGTGTACTATCCAGCTTACTTTTACCACGGCGCAAGCTTGGTTGGAAACATCTCCTGCAACAGCACGAATACCGCGTACACCACCTCCTCCGACTACCGCCTGAAGGAAAACATCCAAGACGTTACCGGCTCTGGCGCGTTCATCGACGCCTTGCAGCCGCGCACTTGGAACTGGAAGGTGAACGGCTCTGTTGGCACGGGCTTCATTGCTCACGAGTTGCAGACTGTGTCGCCGTCGTCGGTGACGGGCACCAAAGACGCAGTGGACGCCGAAGGCAGGCCGGTGTATCAGGCGGTTGAGTACGGCTCTGCTGAGGTGATTGCCATGCTGGTGGCAGAAGTGAAATCGCTACGGCAACGCATCACCGCACTGGAGGCCAAATGAACACCGCACACTTTTTCGCCATCGCCCAGGCCTTTCTCTGGTCGGCTGCAGCCATGTACGCGCTGTGGATCTTCTACGCGGCCGTGATGTGCCTCAAGACCGCCAAGAACAAGGGCCTGCTCAACACCCAGCTCAAGGTGCTGGGCACCCCGGTGCTCATGGTCGGCTACCTGCTGGACGCGGTCCTGAACATCGCCGTCATGACGGTGGTGTGCCTGGAGATGCCGCAGGAGCTCACCATCAGCGCGCGCCTCAAGCGCTACAACCGCGACGAGGCCGAGTGGTGGTGGCGCCGCAAGGTGGCTGCCGTCTTCGAACCCATACTCGACCCGCTGGACCCTTCCGGGGACCACATCTAACGCGCATAATGTGGGCCTAAGGAGCCTTTTATGAACGACCAAAACACCCTGATCGAGTTGAAACTCCCCCTGCACGCTGTGAACGTCCTCATGGCCGGACTCGGCAAGCTCCCCCTGGAGCAAGCGATCGACGTCCTGATGGCCGTGCGCAGCCAAGCGGAGCCGCAGCTGAAAGCCGCGGCCGACGCCGAGCCCGCCGAGCAGTAATCAACGCGCCTCGTGGAGGGCCTATGGACTGGTCAAAGTACCCCAACTTCACCCCGGACGAGTTTCGCTGCAAGCACACCGGCCGCGAGGGTATGCAGCCTGAGTTCATGGCCCGACTGCAGGCCCTGCGAACGGAGTATGGCAAGCCCATCAAGGTGACCAGCGGCTACCGCCACCCCACCCATCCAGTGGAGGCGCGCAAGCAGCGCTCCGACGGTGAGCACACCCGGGGCCTGTGCTGTGACATCGCCTGCGCAGATGGCCGCGCGCGGTTCGAGCTCGTGTCCCTGGCGCTCAAGCACGGGTTCACCCGGATCGGGATCGCGAAGACCTTCGTCCACATCGGGCTCGGCGGCCCCGGCCTGCCCGCCAATGTGATCTGGGAGTACCAATGATCCAAGCACTGATTCCGGCGCTCGCGCCGATCCTCGGCAAGATCATCGCCAGCAAGTTCCCGGACCCGGCGGAGGCCGCCAAGGTCGAGGCTGAGCTCCAGGCCGAGCTGTGGCGCAACGCGCACCAGCTCAACGCCGCCGCCGCGGACATCATCAAGACGGAGGCCAACAGCCAGCACGGGCTGGCGGCCATCTGGCGCCCGGTGGTCATGCTCACGTTCGCGGGCCTGATCGTGGCGCGCTGGTTCGGCTGGGCGGCTCCCAACCTGAGCGAGGCCGAGTACCTCAAGCTGTGGTCCATCGTCGAGTTCGGCCTGGGCGGCTACGTGGTGGGGCGCAGCGTCGAGAAGGTCGCCCCGAGCATCGCCGGAGCCTTCAAGCGATGACCCTCAAAAAGCTGCAGCTGCGCCCGGGCGTAAACCAAGAGAACACCCGGTACACCAACGAGAACGGTTGGTGGGTCGCGGACAAGGTGCGCTTTCGCCAGGGCACCCCTGAGAAGATCGGGGGCTACGTCCGCTGGTCCGCGTCCACGTTCGCCGGCATCTGCCGCTCGCTCAACGCCTGGGTCACCCTGGGCGGTGCCAAGCTGCTTGGCATCGGCACGAACGAGAAGTTCTACATCGGCAACGGCGGCGCGTACTACGACATCACGCCGATCCGCAACACCGCGGCGCTCACGGACCCCTTCACTGCGACTCTCAACTCCTACACCCTGCTTGTCACGGACGTCGCGCACGGCGCGAGCGTGGGGGATTACGTGATTTTCAGCGGGGCCTCGGGGCTTGGGGGCAATCTCAGCGCGGCCGTGCTCAACCAGGAGTACCGCGTTGTCGAGGTCCTGACCGACGACACCTACACAATCGAGACCTCGGTGCAGGCTACCGCGGCCGACGTCGCGGGGTCGCCCGGGGGCGGCTCGGTGTCCGCCGCCTACCTGCTCGGTGTTGGCCCGGCGATCCAGGTGCCCACGGAGGGCTGGGGGGTCGGTGCCTGGGGGACCGGTGCCTGGGGTATCGGCACCTCCGACTGGGTGCAGATGCGGCTGTGGTCGCAGTCCAACTTTGGCGAAGACCTGCTGTACGCCCCGCGTGGGGGCGAGATCTACTGGTGGGACGCGGACACTGGCCTGCTGTCGCGTGGCGTGGCGGTGACGGGGCTCCCAGGGGCGTCGGACGCGCCCACCGCGGTCAACTCGATCCTCGTCTCCGACGTCAGCCGGTTTGTGCTGGCGTTCGGCTGCAACGAGCTCGGCAGCTTGGAGATCGACCCGATGCTGGTGCGGTGGTCCGACCAAGAGGACTTCCTGAACTGGACCCCGGCCGCGACGAACCAAGCGGGCGGCCTGCGGCTGTCCATCGGGTCGGAGATCGTTGCGCGCACTCAACTGCGGCAGGAGATCCTGGTGTGGACGGACGCGGCGCTGTACTCTCTGCAGTACCAAGGCGCTCCCGCTGTGTGGGGCGCGCAGATCATGGCGGACAACATCTCCGTGATTGGGCCCAACGCCACCGCGACCGCCGAAGGCGTGGCCTACTGGATGGGCAACGGGAAGTTCTACAAGTACGACGGCCGCGTGCAGACCATGCGCTGCGACCTGCGCCAATACGTCTTCCAGGACTTCAACTACGAGCAGGCGCTCCAGGTTTTCGCCGGCACGAACGAAGCGTTCAACGAGGTGTGGTGGTTCTACCCCAGCGGCAGCAGCGACAGACCCGACAAATACGTCGTTTACAACTACGCGGAAGACGTCTGGTATCAAGGCGATATGGCGCGGTATGCGTGGCTTGACTCCGGCATTCTTGACGCGCCGTACGCGGCCAATTCCGACAAGCTGGTGGTTCACGAGCAGGGCGTCGACGACGCGACCGGCGACATGCTGGCACCGCTCCCGGCCTACATCGAGTCCGCCGAGTTTGACATCGAGGACGGGGACCGGTTCGGGTTCATCTGGAGGCTCCTGCCGGACCTCACGTTCCGCGGGTCGTCGGCCGCGAACCCGAGCGCCACGTTCACGCTCTATCCGATGAAGGACTCTGGCTCCGGGTTCGGGGATTCTGTCGGCGGCAGCCGCGCGGCGGGCGTCACCCGCTCCGTCGCCGTGCCGGTGGAGCAGTTCACAGGGCAGGTCTACATTCGTGTGCGTGGGCGCCAGCTGGTCATGCGGGTGGAGTCCACGGATCTCGGCGTGACGTGGCAGCTCGGCAGCCCCAGGATCGACATTCGGGCCGACGGCCGGCGGGGGTGATCTATGGCCATGGAGGAATTCCGCGCCCCTGCGCTACCCTACCCGCCGAGCGATTACCAAGCGCGGTACTTCGCGGAGCTCACCCGCGCGCTGCGCATCTACTTCAACCAGCTCGACTCGGAGACGCCGAATAAGGCGTATTCTTACCGCGCAGACAAACTTCTCTTGAATTTGACGAACAATATCGTCGAGGAAGAGGGCGCCATGAGCTGGAACCCGGTGGATCAGACGGTCAACCTCGGCATGGCCTACGGGGTCACCCAGCAGGTCGGCCAGGAGACCTACGCCCGTGTCGCCAACCAGACCGGGGTGCTCATTCCGAACGGGGCGGTCGTTGGGTTCGCCGGGGCTACCCCGACCGCGATCCTCGTGTCTCCGTACTTGGCGGATGGCTCGCAACCCACACTGTACGCGCTCGGGGTCATGACCCACGACCTCCCCGACAGTGGCCAGAAGGGGTACTGCACGACCTGGGGTTTTGTGCGCGACCTGGACACGAGCGCGTTTGCAGCGGGCGACGTGCTGTACGCCAGCCCCACGGTGGCCGGCGCCTTCACCAACGTCAAGCCCACAGCGCCGGACAACGTGATACCGCTGGCGGTGTGTGTCGTCGCGGACGCTACGGCCGGGGTTGTGTTTGTGCGCCCGACGATCCAGCAGATGCAGTACTACGGGGCGTTTGCGTCGACCACCGACCACGTTGCGGTAGCGATCAACACCCCCACTGCCGTGACGTTCAACGCAACGGACATCAGCAACGGCGTGGTCATCGGCACCCCGGCGTCGCGGCTGGTTGTGCCGCAGTCGGGGCTGTTCACCGTGAACGCCAACTTCCAGCTCTCCAGCAACAGCGCGTCGGCCAAGACCATGCGGTACTGGTTCCGCAAGAACGGGGTGGACCTGCCGAACTCGGCGCTCCTTGTGACCTCAGACATCAACAACGGGTATAGCTTTGCGGGGCACTCGTACACCGTGTCGATGCAAGCCGGCGATTATGTGGAGGTCCTGTTCGCAGTGGACGACGTGGCCCTATTCTTGCGCGCGGCGCCGGCCACAGGGTACGCCCCTGCGTCCCCATCCGTGCAGTGTTACATGACCCAGGCGCAGCAGTAGCGGGGTACACTCGGGCATGGCAACTATCCGACCCATCACCGCCGCCGATACGGCCGCCATGGTCGCAGTCGTATCGCGGATGGTCGCCGGCACCAAGTTCGCGGCGCCCACGGACGACAAAGTGCTGCGCATGATCCAGCGCCCCAACGGCTTCGCGACGTGTGCAGTAGTCGATGGGCAGATCGTCGGGTTCATGGCCGGCTACGTCGGTGAGACTTTCCTGAACCACGAGGTGAACGCGTACGAGCAGGGGCTGTACGTCATGCCGGAGCACCGCGGGTCCACCATTGCGGTGCGGCTGGTGCGGGAGTTCGAGGCCTGGGCCCGGGCGCGCGGCGCCAAGAACATCTGGTTGGGCCAGTCCGTTGGGCAGGACCAGATGCAGACCCTTCACTTTTTCGAGCGCCTGGGCTACGCGTGCCAGGGGTTCATCACCTGCAAGACGCTATGAACCTGCTCGACTGGAAACACAAGCTCCTGGGGCGCCCGTACCGTTGCGGCGGTGGCGGGGATTCCGGCTCGGATTCGGATTCGGGGTCGAGCAACGACGCCAACTGGGGCGATTGGGGTGGCCCTGGCGGGTACCAAGAGGGCAGCTACGACCACGACTCTGGGACCTACTCGGGCGGCAGCTCTGATACCAGTGCGGGGATCGACTCCTTTGAATCGGACTGGAATGCGGTGACGAGCGGCGGCCTCACGGCGGCCGAGCAGGCATCTCAAGGCCCTACACCCTCCCCGGACCCGATCGACTCCTTTGAATCGGACTGGAATGCGGTGACGAGCGGCGGCCTCACGGCGGCCGAGCAGGCATCTCAAGGCCCTACACCCTCCCCGGACCCGATCGACTCCTTTGAGGCGGACTGGAATGCGGTGACGAGCGGCGGCCTCACGGCGGCCGAGCAGGCATCTCAAGGCCCTACACCCTCCCCGGACCCGATCGACTCCTTTGAGGCGGACTGGAATGCGGTGACGAGCGGCGGCCTCACGGCGGCCGAACAAGCCGCGCAAGCGGAGCAGTCTGGCGGAGCCCCTCCAGACCGGGACACTCTCGCAGCGGCCCGCGCGGACGCGCTCATGTCGGCGTTTCCTGGGCTCTCTCGAGAAGACGCGATGGCGCTCGGGTATGTTGGGGTAACCCCTGAGGCCCAGAAAGCGTACGGCAAGGATTTCGGGTTTGGTATGCACAGCCCAGGACTCGACTTCGCGACCCTTGGTCTGCTCGACCAGCTCGGGTTTGGCGGCGTGGACCTGGGGTCGTTCGGGTATGCGAACCAGACGGTGGACCAAGCGCTGGCGTCCAAGGCCGCGTCGGACTACCTTGGCCGGAACGTCGGCACCTTGATGGGGACTTTGGTCGGGAACCCCGCGCTGGGGGCCCTGGTGCAGTCGTTCGCGGATCTTGGGCAAGGGCGCCCGGTGGGCGACGTCGTCTCCAATACGATCGCCGGCCTGCTGTCGCAGCCGCTCAGCGCCGCGCTCGGCCTATCGGTTCCAGCCAGCGCGATCAGCGCCGCAGCCAAGGGGCAGTACGCAGACGCGATCTACAACACCGCGGTTGCCAATATCGCGAAATCCACGGGCCTGCAGCCCTCCACCATAGCCAGCGCGCTCGATGGGAAGTTCGGCACCGCCCTGGCGCAGCAGCTGACCGGTGAGCTGGTCCGCGAAACCACGCTCTCACTGTCCAAAGACACCCCCCTCCTTGCGGGGATCGTCGGCCCCATCGCGGCAGCTTTCGGGCGGCCCGTGGGGGCGCTGATCGGCGAGGTCCTGGGCCCGCTGAACGCCGGAGCCTTCAGCCTGCGGTCGGCTCTCAACAATGCGATCCCGAGCGGCGGCGGCCTTGCCGGGCTGCTCAACGGGGCCGGGGCCGGATCAGGGCCAGGG